ACGGGCAGTTTTGCCGCCGGTTCGCAAATTGATTTATACGGACTCCCCTAATGACAACTGAAACACCCATCGCCATAGAAGTGAACTGTGAGACCGGCGTGGAGACCGTCCGACCGTTGACGGCGGAGGAGATCACGCAACGGAATGCGGACATGACCCGTGCCGAGGCGGAGAGACTCGCCAAGGAACAGCAGGAAGCCTTGGAAATGGCCGAACGGACCGCCCTCGCGACGTGGATCGCGTTGCAACCCGGACTGCCCGAGGCGGCCCGGAACGCACTAGCGCGGGCGACTGGGGTGACGTTGCCTGTTGCGGAATGACGTCAAACCCTGTAAAGTGGCAATGACCCCTACCGCGCACGTCGCGCGACCCGCAGGAGTGACGATGGTCGCAGTGGACAAACGGCGCGCGATACCGTACCGCAAGACCGGGCTTGCACCCGAGAGTCAATCGTGGGACGGTCCCTCCGAAGTTGCCAAGGCGACCGTTGACGATCTCAAGCGCATGTGCGCGTGGGTCGACCAGGCGAATCCGGACATCGAGGCGTCGTACAAACTCGCGCATCACACCGTCACCGGTCCGTACGATTGCGTGTGGCGAGGCGTCGCGCAGTGCATGAGCATCATGTTCGGCGGACGTGGAGGCGTTGACATGCCAGACGCTGATCGCAAGGCGGTCTACGATCACCTTGCATCGCACTACGAGGATTTCGGGAAGACACCGCCCGAGTGGAAGCCGGGGACGCGGGATGCGTCACCTGACCGGCTGGAACTCCGGGGCGCACGCGTCGAACTCCGGGGCGCGGATGATCCGGCGACGGGACTGCGCCTTGAGGGCTACGCCGCACTGTTCAACGTGCCGTCGCAGCCGTTGCAGACCGAGGACGACGACAGTCGGGATGGCGGCTACGGGATGCAATTTACGGAGATCATCCGGCCCGGCGCATTTACGCGCGCATTATCGGCCGGTCAGGATGTTCGGTGCCTCTGGAACCACGAGGCTGAATCACCGCTCGGCCGTACCGCTTCAGGCACGCTGACGCTGCGTGAGGATGGCAACGGTCTGTTCTTCTCATGCACCTTGCCTGATACCAGCCTCGGACGGGACGTTGCCGAACTGGTCCGGCGCGGGGACGTCAACCAGGCGTCGTTCGCGTTCCGGGCGGTGCAGGACCGTTGGTCAGGATCGGCGATGACCGGATACGTCCGCGAACTCCTTGACTGCGACCTGTTTGACGTATCGGCGGTGACCTATCCGGCGTACGCGCAAACCACCGTGGCGATCCGGTCCGTCCGGGTGCCGTCAACCCTGACCAATCCGCGGTCAACCACGCACGCGCTGGCACGGGCGCGACTCCGTGCGCACACCTTGGGAGGCCGAAATGGCTAGCACTCTGAATGACCTACGCGACAGCCGTAACCGGCTGGCGCTGGAAATGCGCGCAATCGTCGAGGACCAGGCCAACTGGGACGCGCAGGCGGAGTCCCGCTTCGACGCGCTCGACAAGGACCTGACCAGCCTCGACCGGCGGATCGATGCGCTCGCCAAGGCGCAGCGGCTCGCAGCCGAGGAAACCGCACTGCGCGGTTCCGTTGTTGAGACCGAAGAGCGCAAGGCGTCAACCGGCGCTGGATTGTCACCCGAGGCGCAGAAGCGCGCGTTCAACGCGTGGCTCCGTGGCACCGACGCCGATCTCGACCCGGAACTCCGGGCCTACAATCGGCAGCGTCTCGCCGAGGGCCGTGCACAATCCGTCGGAACCACGACCGCTGGTGGCTACCTCGTCAATTACGAGTTTGGCAGCGGCATCGAGGCCGCCCGACGCGCGTTCGGCGGGATGCTGAGCGTCTCCACCGTCTACCCAACTCAGTCCGGCGCGGACCTGCTCCTGCCGACCGTTGACGAAACCGGTGTGAGTGGTTCAATCCTGTCGGAAAACAGTTCCATCTCCGAATCGGCTATGACGTTCGGCCAACTGACCGTGTCGTCGTACATGTACACCTCGGGACTGGTGCTCGTGTCTAACCAGTTGCTTCAGGACAGCGAGTTCCCTCTTGACCAGTTCATCGCGAACGCGCTCGGCGAGCGTCTTGGGCGCGCGCAGAACGCGCACTGGACGACGGGTACCGGATCAAGTCAGCCGTACGGCGTGATCGTGGGCGCAGCCACGGGTAAGACGGGCGCCACGGGACAGACGACCACCGTGATCTACAACGACCTGGTGGACCTTGTCTACAGTGTCGACGTGGCATACCGCCAGAACGCGAAGTTCATGATGCGCGACGCGACGGTGGGCATCATCCGCAAGTTGCAGGACAGCCAGAACCGCCCGTTGTGGGAGCCGTCCGTCATGGCTGGACAGCCTGACATGATCATGGGCTACCCAATTGTCGTCAACAACGACGTGGCGAGTGCGGCGGCGTCGGCAAAATCAATCGCGTTCGGGGACTTCAGCAAGTACATCATCCGTGACGTTTCGGGTGTGCAACTCGTGCGCATGACGGAGCGGTACGCGGATGCGCTCCAGACTGGGTTCTACGCATTCCAGCGGACGGGCGGGCGATTGGTGGCTGCAAACACCACGACTTACAACCCTGTCAAGTTGTACGTGCATCCTGCCTCGTAAGGTCTGATCATGCCCGACGCAACGGACATCTACTGCACGGTCGCGGACGTCAAGACGGAGATCGGGATCACCGACTCCGTCGATGACGACCGCATCACGCGAATCGTCTATGCCGTTTCGCGGCAGATCGACGACTTCGTCCAGGCGGATGTCCAGCCGTTGAGCCAGACGCGCTATTACCGGGCGTCATCGCCGTGGACGTGCAACACTGAGCCGTTCACGGCGCTGACGTCGGTCGCGTTCGACAGCGCGGGTGACTGGGTGACGTACACCGTGATCGCCACGGCGTACGCGTCACCACCGAACGCGTCCAGCATGGGCAGGCCGTACACATCGATCATGCTGTCACCGCTGTCATCGAATCTGTTTCCGATGCACGAGCGCGGTGTCCGCGTGATCGCCACGTTCGGATACGGCGCGACCGCACCGAAGGTCATCAAGGAGGCGGCGATCATGCAAGCCTCATTGGTCTATCGCCAGCAAGTCTCCGGCGGCGCGCCGATTGCAGGCGGTGCCGACTTCGCGCAGCCGATCATCCAGGCGGGATTGCACCCGATGGTCAGGCGCATGCTGGAACCGTACCGCAACGGTGCGGGACTGGGAGCGGCCTGATGCCCGCGCGTGGACGGAATGTCATCAAGGTCGAAGTGACCGGAATACGCGGGATCGCGAAGGCACTAAACAACGACGCCATCTATCGTGACGCGATGCGACGCGTAATTCAGTCGGCCACGTCGCAGGGCGCAAAGCGCATACAGGCGCTTGTGCCGGAACGGTCTGGCAGCCTTGCGCTTGGCATACGTCAGCGGTATTTCGACCCGAAGAGTGGATCGAAGCCGCAGATGGGATCGGTCGGCGCAGGCAGCGGGATCAGCGCGACTGGGTTCCGCTACGGTTGGGCGCTTAACTATGCCAAGCAGGTCCGTGGTAAGAACACGGTCGGGTACAAATACTCGAAACTCGGTAGCGGAAACTCGGCATCACGTGCGGGACAGTCGACCATCGGATGGATCTCGAAGGCGGTCCCGACCATGAAGGCGGTGATACGCCGGACCATGTCCCGTGAAACCAAGGTGGTCGAGGACACATTTGGCAGGATCGCGAGGTCAACTCCGTGACCGTCTCGGCTGCACTCACGCAACTCGGGACGGTGGCGCAAGCCGCAACGGCGAGCCTCGGGGTTCGGGCGAACCTGATCTTCGCGTCACCGCCTGACCAACTCGCGGCGTTTCCTGCGGTCGTGCACCACTGGACATCCTCGACGTTTGACCAATACCCGTACGGTCAGGTGCCGACCGGGTCCCAGTTCGAGCAGGCGACCGTTCTGGTCACGTATCTGACCAACCTCGCCACAATCGCACGGGCGCACAGCGCGGTGCTCGATTTCATCGACGCGTACCGGACGCTGATCGCCGGGCATCAAAACCTTGGCGACAACGTCCGGCAGGTACGATTGACGAGGGCGTCGATTGGCATGCAGGATTACAACGGTAACGAGTACGTCGGTGCCGAACTGACCTTGGAACTTGACCTGTACCACGCGACCGCGTGGATGGAGGCGTAAATGTCCGTGGAACTCACACCACCGATGGGCGCAAACGTGGTACGTGTGTCGGTTGGCGCACGCACGTACGAAGCGACCGGGAACGCGTGGCTCATCGAAGAACAGGACGCCGACGACCTGCGTCGTGCCGGATGGCGTGACGCGCCAGCCGGGACATCAGAGGCGTCACCAGACCTGGTCGTGATCCCGACCCCGGAGGCAACTGATGCCAATTCTTAGTTTAACGCATGTCCAGATCGGCAAGGAGTCGACGTGGGGCACCGCCGTTGCGGCGACGAAGATCATTCCGGTAACCGCTGACCCCGTGTTCGCAAACGAGTACCAGTCCGTCCGTGACAGCGCCCGTCGTGGCATTGCTGCGATGGATTACCAGTTGCTTCAGGGCGCGGGTCTCGCGAACATCAGCCTTGAGGGCCCGTTTTTGCCGGACATCGCCGGGAACCTGCTTGCAGGGATCATGGGCACCGTCAGCACGGGCACCGCGACATCCGGCGTGTATCCGCACACGATCACGCTTGCATCTTCGGTGCCGTCGTTCACCGTCGAGGATGCAAACCCAGTCGCGTATCGCGAGTATCCGGGTGCCAAGGTGTCCGAACTTCGCCTGTCGTTCGCGGCCCGTGACGGGTTGCTTGCACACCAAACCTCGATGGTTGCCACTCCTGGTGTGTCCGGTGGGACGGAAACCTCGGGCTTGACGCCGGAAACCAACAAGCCGTGGATCGGGATCGACACGACCGTGTCCATCGGTGGCAGCGCTCAAAACCGCGTCACGTCGTTCGAACTGACACTGGCGCGTGGTCAGGAAGCGGTGCACACCACCGGCAGCCGCAGTCCGAGCCGCATTGACGAGCAACGACTGGAAGCGAGTTTCTCGATCAGCCTTGACGCGGGCACGTCATCGGTCGATGATCTCGCAAAATACATGGGCACGTCAGGCGCGTTCAACGAATCCGCACTTGTGCTGACGTGGACGTACGGGGCGACGACGACGTTGCGGTCGCTCGTGTTCACCGCGACCCAGGCATCCTTCGGTGACGGTCCGGCGACGCGGGACCTTGGCAACGGTCACTACCTGATCACGTTGCAGGGTCGCTGCCTGTACAACACGACCGATGGTGGGCCGTGTAAGTTCGTCCTGTCGAACACGATGACATCGTACTAGGAGCAAGAATGGGATACGCGAAACCACTTCGCACCGTGCGCCTGTCACTCGATGCGGCCGGTGAACCGGGGCATTGGGTCGAGGTCGAACATCCAGAGGCCATGAGATGGACGACCAAGGCGAGGATGATCCGTGCGTCGTCCATCGAAGATGAATTCGGACGGTCACTGGCGCAAGTCGCGTCGATGATCACGGGATGGTCACTGACCGACATCGACACCGGCGAGGAACTGCCGGTGCCCGTGACGGCCGAGGCACTGGACCGCCTGCCGGCGCATGTCGTCGAGGCGATCCTGACCTTGGTCGGAGAACTGGTGACGGTCCCAAAAGTGAGCGGGAGCGACTCTGGCACTGGGTAGAGGGGCGGGCCGAGGGCCCGGCGTGGACGTCCGATGTGCTTCTAATGAGGCGCTACGGATGGACGCCGGAACAACTTGTCCGGCTTGAACCGCTCTGGCGCACACGGTTGCTCCTGGTTGAAAGTTATGAGGCGCAGGTCCGGCAAGAGCGTGACCGCAAGGCACCGGCGAACCGGAAGAGGTAACCATGGCGAACGTCGCGAACCTGCGCATCAATGCCGTCGTCAATGATCAGGCGACCCCGGCGCTCAAGCGCATCAACGGGGCACTGAACGGACTGAACTCCGGGATGTCCGGTACGTCCGGTGGCGCGCTTGGCGCAGCGCGGGCATTGACGTCGGTTGGTGGCGGTGCCAACATGGCGGCCATCGGGATCGGCGTTGCGGTGGCGGCCACGGCAGCGCTGGTGGCAGGCACCATTGCCGTCGTCAAGGCGAGCATCAGCGCAGCCGCGGAGGTCGAAGGCTATCGCAATACGCTGCTACGGTTGACCGGCGACGCCGCAAAGGCCGACGCGACCTTCAAGAAATTGCAGGAGTTTGCGGACTGGTCGCCATTTGACGACGCGGCGGTGATGCAATCCGCGCAACGGTTACTCGGAGCGGGCGTTGCAGCCGAGGATCTGACGCGCGTCATGACGGGGTTGTCCGACATCAGCGGCGACAGCGCCGAAACGTTTGGGCGCGCGTCACTGGCGTTCTCGCAAATGCTGCTGAAAGGCAAGGTCAGCCAGGAGGAACTGAACCAGTTTGCCGAGGCCGGAATACCGGCGCAAAAGATGCTGGCCGACGCGATGGGCGTATCGACATCCGCGCTTGGCGAAATGGCATCGAAGGGGCAATTGGTCTCGAAGAAGGTTCTGCCGCTGCTGATTGACCAGATCGAAAAGCAATTCGGAGGGTCAACCGAGCGCGCGTCGCAGTCGGTCAAGGGTCTGTCGTCCACGATGGACGCGAAACTGACGCGCAGTTTGGCGACGCTTGGCAAGGCGCTCGAACCGCTGACCAAGCAATACCTGCGGGCCATGATCGACCTGTTGGCGGACCTTGACGCGGGCATTGGCGCGATCACCGCATCGCAGGAGTTCCAGGACTTCCTTGGAGCCGCGGGTGAGGCGTTCAAGGCGCTGCTCGAAGTCGTCCGGCCCGTCATGACGATCCTGTTGGATCTCGGACGTGCGGTCCTGCCGTATCTCACCATCATCCTGAAGGTGATTGCCGTCGCGATGCGCTTGTTCGGGGCGGCGTTGCAGGCGGTGGCGCGGTATCTTAAGCCGGTGTGGGATTACATCCGCGCCGTCGGAAACGTCCTGAAGGCGGGGCTGGATTGGGTCATCGCGTGGGGCGCGAAACTCGGTGACTGGCCAAAAGTCTTTGCCGAGGCGCGCGACTGGATCGTGGAACTGATCGGGTGGATCGCCAAACTTGTGACCAATCCCGTTGCAACGATCAAGGTCCTGTGGGACGTTGCGGTCCTGAAACTGCCGACGTTCGCGGACGTGGTCATCAAGATCGCGTGGAACATCGCCGAACTGATCCTGCCTGCGTTCAAGCCGATTGAAATCCTCGTGAAGTTTCTCCTGGGCAACTTCGGGGACGTCCAGACGGCGGTCAACGGCTTGCAAGGCCAGACCGCAACCGTTGCGATCAACGCGGACACGCAAGCGGCGACCGAGTCCATGGACACGTTGCGTGAGCGTCTCGGTTCGCTCCGCGAGCCACCGACACCGTGGACGTTCGAGGTCCGCGCGATCATCAACGATGCGATGGATCGGCTTGACGCGCTCATCAACCGCATCACCGACGTCACCGCGCCGTCGTGGTCGTTCAGTGTCAGCGCCGTTACCGGCGAGGCGATGAGCGCGATAGCCAAGTTGCTGTCCGGACTGTCGCTGATACCGTTGGCGATCACCATCGGGATTGGTCTCGACCTTGGCGATGCGGAAGGCGGGATACGGTCCCTGATCAACGCGCTGGCCGAAATCCCGCGGATCATCACCACGGTGCACAACGTGCAACAGGGCACGACCATCGTGGCCGACAGCCTCGGGCCGAACGCTACCGGGTTGAGCGTGCCACCAGTGGCCCAAGGCGCGGGATCGGTGGTCACAAGCGGCGGACTGGCAGCGGCTGCGGCTGGACTGGCAGCGATTGGCGCGGGGATGGCGGTGATCGGGAGCGGACTTGGCGGCGGTGGAGGGTGCTTCACCGCTGACACGCGAGTGTGGACGACGAATGGACTGATGCGCATCTCGGAGATCGTGGTTGGTGACCGCGTCGAGGTCTACGACCTGGAAACTGGGACCGTCGTCATGTCGACGGTCGCTGACACGCTGGTACATCCCGATCATCCGGTGTGGCACCTGCGCATCAATGGCGACGTGATCAGCACCACGGCGGAACATCCG